CCTGACAAGAAGGTCATTCAGGCTTCGCATACCGCAGAACTGGCAAAGGACTTCGGTAGGAATGTCAGGAACCTGATCGGCAGCGAGGACTACCAGAGGATATTCAACGGCGTCGAACTTGCCCCTGACAACAAGGCAGCAGGGCGTTGGAACACCAACAAGCGGGGCACATACTTTGCGGTGGGCGTGGATGGTGCGGTGGCAGGTAAGGGCGCGGATATTCTGGTAATTGACGATCCTCACAACGAACAGGAGGCCACACTGGGAGAGTGGAATCCGGCTGTCTATGACAAGGTTTACAAGTGGTATACGTCCGGCCCGCGCCAGCGTCTTCAGCCGAATGGGGCCATAATTATCGTCATGACTCGCTGGTCGCTCCGAGACCTGACAGGGCAGATCATCGACCACGCGGCTGAAAACGATGCACTGGACGAATGGGAGGTAATAGAGCTTCCTGCAATCCTGCCGTCAGGTAATGCCCTGTGGCCTGAATTCTGGTCGCTTGCCGCGCTTAACGACATCAAGCGCGACATTCCCATCAGCAAGTGGAACGCACAGTATCAACAGCATCCTACATCGGAAGAGGGCGCGCTGATCAAAAGGGAATGGTGGCGAGTATGGGACAGACAGATGCCAGAGTGCGTTGCCATCCTGCAATCTTGGGATACGGCCATCGAACAGACAGAGCGAGCGAACTACAGCGCATGCACGACATGGGGAATATTCGAGCATCCAGACACGACCGGCAGAATGCAGCACAACCTGATCCTTCTGGACGCTGAGCGCGGGAAATGGGAGTTCCCGGAACTGAAAGCAAAGGCAAAGCAACTCTACCAGAAATATACGCCGGATCAGGTCATCATCGAAAGACGTGCGTCCGGTGCCCCATTGCTGTTTGAATTGCGATCAATGGGCATCCCGGTGTCTGCCTTCATGCCAACTCGGGGGAACGACAAGATCGTCAGGGTTAACGCGGTTACAGACATCTTTGCATCCGGTTTTGTCTGGGCACCGCCAACGGCATGGGCGCGCGAGGTCATGGAGGAATGCGCCGCATTTCCGGCAGGCAAGGACGACGATTTCGTTGACAGCACGACACAGGCATTGCTGCGCTTTCGTCAAGGTGGATACATCGGAACTTCAGGTGATGACTATGACGACGAACCGGAGTATCGTCCTGTTAAGAAATATTACTGAAAGGCTGAGTCATGGCGATGGAGCGCCCGCTTGCGACACCTGACGAGGATGATGTCTTCGCGGCTGATCCGGTGGAAGTCGAGATTGTCAGCGACGATGACGAAGGCATAGTTTCGTTCGGTGATGAAAAGGTTCCGGCAGAAGCTGATCATGATGCCAATCTGGCGGAATTCATGGATGAGCGAGAGCTTGACCAGATAGCATCCGATGCAATCGACGGCTTCGAGATTGACGTTCGTTCTCGCAGGGAATGGGCAAAGGCATACATTCGCGGCCTTGACCTGATGGGAATGAAGATCGAGGACAGGACGGAGCCGTGGCCGGGTGCTTCCGGTGTGTTCCACCCTATTCTGACCGAGAGCGTTGTCAGGTTTCAGGCTCAGGCGATGGGCGAGATATTCCCGCCTTCAGGCCCTGTCAGAACAAAAATCATAGGTTCCATGACGACAGACATCATGGATCAGGCTGAGCGCGTTGAGACGGAGATGAATTACCTCATGACCGAGGTAATGCCGGAATACCGGGACGAGATGGAGATGCTTCTGTTTCGTCTGGCACTGGCAGGTTCTGCATTCAAGAAAGTCTATTATGATCCGATCTGCGAAGTGCCGGTAGCGATGTTCGTTCCTGTGGAGGATTTCGTTGTCAATTACGGGGCCTCCGATCTGAAGCGTGCCGAACGCTATACACACCGGATGAAGAAGACAAAGGATGAGCTTGACGCCCTCATGTTTTCAGGCTTCTACCGCGACCTCGATCTTCCGGCACCGACTGCGGAATGGAGTGATATTCAGGAAAAATACAACGAGATGTCTGGCGAAAGTCCGTCTCTAACGGATGATGACAGGCACACGATCCTAGAAGTTCATATGAACTTGCAGCCAGAAGGGCAGTTTGCCGACCCTGACGGGCTTTCGCGCCCGTATGTGGTGACTGTTGAGAAGTCGTCCCGCAAGGTTCTGGCGATAAGGCGCAACTGGTATAAGGACGACCAGAAGAAACTGAAGCGTATGCACTTCGTCCATTACCGCTACCTTCCGGGCATGGGTTTCTACGGCATGGGCCTTATTCACATGCTCGGCGGTCTTACCGAATCGGCAACGGCCATTCTGCGACAGCTTATAGACGCCGGGACACTGGCCAACTTGCCTGCCGGTCTGAAGGCCAAGGGGCTGCGGATCAAGGGTGACAATGCCCCGTTCTATCCCGGTGAATTCAGGGATGTGGATGTCGGCGCAGGAACCATTCGTGACCAGATCACGTTCCTTCCATACAAGGAGCCTTCCACGGTCCTTCACCAGCTTCTTATGGATATAACCGAAGAGGCACGCAGGATAGGTTCTGTTGCTGACATCGACATAGGGAACGTATCTCAGCAAGCCCCGGTGGGGACTACGCTCGCCCTCATGGAGCGTTCCATGAAAGTGATGTCAGGCGTTCAGGCAAGATTGCATGCCTCCCTGAAGGGCGAGCTTCGCCTGATCGCGCGAGTCATCTATGACTACATGCCTGAAGAATACAGCTACAACGTAAGCGGGGAACATTCCCGCAGGGAGGACTTTGACGGTCGCGTCGATGTCATTCCGGTCTCTGATCCGAACGCCGCAACCATGTCGCAGCGGATCATGCAGTATCAGGCAGCCCTGCAACTGGCGCAGGGAGCGCCGCAGCTATACGATATGGGAAAGTTGCACAGGCAGATGCTGGGCGTTCTCGGCATTCAGGATGCCAGCGACATCATCAAGCTTCCAGAAGACATCAAGCCGATGGACCCTGTGACGGAAAACATGGCCATCCTCAAGCAGGAGCCTGTGAAGGCATTCCAGTATCAGGACCATGAAGCGCATATCCGCACCCATCTCGCTGCTGCACAAGACCCGAAAATCATGCAGCTTGTCGGACAGTCTCCGTTTGCGTCGGCAATTCAGGCGGCAATGGCGTCACACGTCACCGAGCATGTCGCGTTTGAATATCGTCGTCAGATCGAGAAGAACCTTGGTGTCGCATTGCCTGACCCTGAATCCCCGCTGCCAGAAGATATTGAGCGCGAAGTTTCCCGCATGGCGGCTGAAGCCGCAGACATCCTTCTACAGAAGAACGTCGCTGAAGCTCAGGCTCAGGAAAACGCGCAGAAAGCCCAAGACCCGGTTATTCAGATGCAGATGAAGGAACTGCAATTGAAGGAGCGTCGTCTTGCGCTTGACGAAAAGGTTGAAGCGCAGAAGCTTGCACTTGAGCGCGAGCGCAACATCATGAACATCGAGGTTCAGAAGGAACGTATCGTTGCCGAGAACAAGCGCAAGGGTGCCGACATCGGCGTGAGGGCGGCTGAAGTTGTGGCGAACAACCAGACTAGGGAGCGCCTTGCGGAAATCAACATGGCCACCAAGACCGCAAAGGACTTGGCTTCGGGGCGAGGCGTGAATGTCACGGGAAACAGACGCGATTGATCTTGCGGTTAAATCAATCTCTGATGAGATTGATGCGGTTGTCGAGCGGCTGTCTGACGGCGTTCCGCTTGATCAGTATCACATGAATGTAGGACTTGTTCGCGGCATGAGGTTTGCATTGGAAATTATAAAAGCCAACTTGAACAAAATAATGGACGATTGATTTTAAAAACTGTATCTATTTTTTACCACGGCAGAAATGTCGCAAGGTGACAGTGAACCTTAACACTGCGAGGACAAATGTATAAACAGGACGCTGTTGCGTCACAGATAGCCAGCGAGAGGCTACCGCATCCGCAGGGCTACAAGATACTCATCGCCATGCCGGGCGTCGAAGAGAAGACTGGTGGCGGAGTTTATATCCCCGAAGACCTGAAGCAGAGAGAAGAGGTTGCGTCCATCTTGGGGCGCGTCATCTCCATGGGGCCGGATGCCTACGCGGACAAGACGAGGACCGCCGTTCCTTGGTGCAAGCCGGGAGACTGGGTGATCTTCAGGGCATATTCCGGCACTCGCTTCATCATCGACAAGCAGGAATTCCGCCTCATCAACGATGACACGGTTGAAGCTGTTGTGCCTGATCCGACCGGCTACAAGAGGGTATGACCATGGGCGAAAAAGACGACATCATCATTGAGACCGATGACGACAAGCTTGAAATTGATATTGTCGATGACACTCCGCCAGAGGACAGGAATCGACCGCGCCGCCCGGATGGCGCTGAACCTGACATTCCTACGGATGAGGAAATCGAGCAATACAGCGCAAACGTCCAGAAGCGCATCAAGCAACTGAAATACGAATTCCACGAGGAACGCAGGGCCAAGGAAGCCTTCCTGCGCGAACGTGAGGAAGCTACGGCGGCAGCCCAGCGCGCCATAGAGGCTGAAAAGCGGGCGCGGGCGGATGCAGAGAAATACCGAAAGATGGTCGAAGATGGCGAGCCGGTTCTTATCGAACAGGCGTCAGGCCGTCTGGACGCGCAGATCGAACAGGCGAAGCGCGCCTATCAGGATGCCTATGAGACTGGAGATGCGGCGAAGCTTGCGGAGGTATCATCCACGCTCGCGCAGCTTCAGGCCGAAAAAGTTCGCGTGAACAATTTCGCTGACGAGGTAAAGCGTCGGAAGGCTCAGACTCAGCCGCAAGAGAGGCAAGAGCCAGTGCAGCCTCAAAGGCCGCAGGCACCGAAGCCCTCGGCGCGCAGCATGGAATGGGCAGAGAAGAACAAGACATGGTTTCAAGTCGATCCAGAGATGACAGGATATGCCTTCGGTGTGCATGAACGTGTGATCAAATCTGGAATTCAGCCGGATACGGACGAATACTATAGACAGATTGACAAATCCATGCGACAAAAATTCCCGGAACAGTTTGGTGTGCAGCAAGAGACACCTGCCGCCAGACCGGGCACCGTGGTAGCCCCGGCAGACAGAACTGCCAAATCTCCACGCAAGGTTCGTCTCACAGAAACGCAGGTCCGGCTCGCGCGTAAACTTGGTTTGACAAACGAGCAATACGCACGGGCGCTGCTTGAACAGGCCGAACGAGAGGCAAGAAGCTGATGACAGACGGGCGCACCCTCAACCGCACTCCACGTGATGCGACGACCCGTGAGGCATCGGAACGGACCCAGACATGGCGTCCAGCGTCTCTTCTTCCCATGCCTGAGCCGAGACCCGGCGTTGAATTCCGCTACATTCGGACAACGCTCATCGGCGGCTCTGACAGCAAGAATGTCAGCGCAAAGTTTCGTGAGGGCTGGGTTCCAGTCCTAGCGAAAGACTACCCGGAACTTCGTGTCATGTCTGACCACGATAGCCGCTTTCCAGAAAACATCGAGATTGGTGGCCTCCTGCTATGCAGCAACTCCACCGAAATGATGTCTCAACGCAGAGAGTATCAGGCTAGGAAATCCGCCGCCCAGATGGATGCGGTGGACAACAACTACCTTCGCCAGAACGATCCGCGCATGCCAGTCTTGGCCCCCGAACGCAAAACGCGCGATACATCTTTTGGTGGCTGAAATGAGTCACCATTCCGTAACCCCTGAGAGGATGAAGACATGAGCAACATAGCTGCTCCCTTCGGTCTGCGTCCGATTGGTCGGCTGGATCAAGGCTCTCTGGAAGTGATGAGGCAATACCCGATTGCGTCGGGATATAACACCAACATCGCAGCCGGGGACATTGTTCAGCTTGTGGACAATGGAACCACCACGACCATAACGAAGCAAGCCGGAACCGGCGACGACAGCACTGCGCTGGACATCGTTGGTATTTTCATGGGATGCACCTACACAGACCCGAACCTCGGGTATGTGTTGCATTCTACAATGTGGCCCGCTAACACCGTTGCCAGTGACGCCATGGCGTATGTGGTTGACGACCCGAACGTGCTGTTTGCAATTCAGGCGGATGGTGCCCCGGCCAACACCGGAGACATCTACGGCAAGAACTGCCTTCTCGTTCAGAATGCCGTTAGCACGACGATGAAAGCATCTCGTGTGGCGCTGGACATCTCCGAACTCGATACTGCTGCTGCGAACCCGATCCGCGTGATCGACTATCTCGGCGGTGCGAGGGGTGATGAAGTTGGAACTTCCTATCCCGTCTTGGTGTGTAAGTTCAATTACCACCAGCATACCAGCACCACTGGTTCTTCGTGATAGGGAGATAGAAAATGGCTATTTCTCGCGCACAACTACTGAAGGAACTCCTTCCCGGCCTGAACGCGCTGTTCGGAATGGAATACCAGACTTACGAAAACGAGCATG